GTTGAAAGACATTGAGATGGCACAAGCTGCAAAGTTCGGTCCGCGATCAATCGCAAAGCCATGGAGTGAGAGAATCGACTCGCTTAATGCATATTTCGACTTATCCAAAGACCCTGATTTGTCGAAGATCGAGCAAGAGATAGCCAATGTACCTCGTCAAAATCTGCGGCCCACCAGTGTTAATACTGCGAGTACTAAGTTGAAGCCCGATACTAGTGCTGGTCTACCTTTTCTGGAAAAGAAGAAATTCGTAGTACGTAAGGTAGCTGAAAATCTTTCCTATTACCTGGACAGGGAAGATCCGGCATTACTGGGGACTAGGACTCAGGAGCAAGGTAAGACCAGGAACGTTTGGATGTTTCCTATAGCTAGGACTTTACAGGAGATGCGTTACTTCCTTCCTCTACTCGAGTTTCAAAGAGAGCGTATTTGGCGATCGGCTTTACGGGGTCCAGAAGCTGTCGATAGGCATATAGACCAGATCTTCCGCTCATCCAAGGCGGCAAAGCGTTCTCTCGTTAGTATTGATTTCTCTTCGTATGACGCGTCGGTTAAGCCCTGTCACCAGGAGCTCGCGTTTTACTATTTCATGCGGCTGTTTCAGTTAGCGTCTAACTCCGACCTTGAAGACATCAGAGCAGGAGTTTCATCGATACCCATATGCACACCCGATGGCGTCCGATATGGTCAGCACGGCGTCCCATCTGGCACTACGTTCACTAATGAGGTTGATAGTGTCGTTCAATGGTTAATTGGACTTAGTAGTGAAGTTGTCGCTGCCTTCGACATACAGGGAGACGATGGACTATACGCAACCGCTCATCCTGATGTATTATTGCGGACCTTTTCCGAGGCCGGTTTAAGTGTGAATGAAGAGAAGTCTGTGATATCAAATCACTATTGCGTGTATCTGCAGAACTATTACTCTGAACGATATACTAACGAAGAGGGCATCATGAGTGGCGTGTATCCACTCTTCCGAGCGTTAAATAGGCTTATATTTATGGAGCGCTGGATTAATTTCAGTGACTACGAAGTTGACGGGCAGTCGTACTTCACTATCAGAGCTTTTCAGATATTGGAGAACACTCGTAACCACCCGCTGTTCGAAGATTTCGTTAAGTTGATTTATAACTACGACAAATTTAAGCTTAAATACA